CAAATAGGACTCCAGAAAGATATAGACATATTAATGTCGCAGTATGAAAGCGTATTGCTAGGCATGGAGTTTACTGGAGCAGTTACAGAAGAAACTTTATTAGCTTTAGTTAAATTAGATCGTGCAACTTTTATAAGTCAGATTAATACAATGGGTGAGAAAGTAGTGGATGAAACTATTAAAGGAGTCGTAGGAAATAAAACTACAGCCCAGATAACAGAATCAATTCTAAGTGGATCTGGTGGAGTGCTAAGAAAAGATCAAGCTAAGACATTAGCGAATACTGCTTTAAATACATTTGAAAGAACTGTCACGAGTGAGATGGCTAGATTTGATACAGAAGATGCGACCTATGTATATCAAGGAATTATAGATGATAAGACCAGAGATATATGCCTAGAGATGATGTCTGCTGGAGCATTAACTAGATCAGAAATAGATAGTAGATATACTGGAGCATTTATTGATGGCGGTGGCTTTAATTGTAGGCATAGATGGGCTAGAGAAACATCAGTATCTAGAAAGCTAACAGATCCAAAAGATGCAGTTAAGCAGATTGAAAAGAAAGGTGGATTTAAAAAAACACCATTAACACCTCAACAACAATTAGAACAGAATGGCTAATCTCGGCAAGATACCAGAATTTAAAAGATCTTTTTGGAAAGCAATAGGAGATGAGGTTGCTGATAGGATTAGAGCGCATACTACTAAAGGCGGTAAGGATGTATTCAATAAGCCTTTTAAACAATACTCAAAAGGCTATGCTGAAAGAAAGCCTAAACTAGCCAGAGGCGGTACAAACTTTGGATCTAAGGTTAATCTACAACTATCTGGAGATATGATGAGAAACCTACAAACTAGAGGCTTTACAAATGAGTCTGTAGTTATTGGCTGGTCTGGTGTAGAAGCACAGAAGATAGGCTGGAACTCTGAAATGGGAAGATCGGTCACTACTAGATCAAAGCCAGTAAGTAGTGGAGTATTAAGATTTGTTTTAAAAGAAATTGATAGGCAGATAGAGAAGAACATTAAAAAACAAACTTCTAAGCCTATTAATTATAAAATAGGTAAATAAAGAAAGGACTCTGATATGAGCGAAGAAACAGTACAAGATAGCGTACAAGATAAGACGATAAGTCAAGAAGGTTCACTTAATGATCGTGAAAGTGAATTACTGCGAGAAATCATGCAAAAGAAAGAACGATTACAGAAAGCTGAATCAAGAGCAGCAGAACTAGAAAAGAAGTTTGAAGAAGATAAACAGGCACAACTAGCAAAAAATCAAGAATGGCAAAAGCTATATGAAGATAGTAAAACTAAACTTGATGCTGTGATGCCAGAGTTAGAATCTTATAAATCTAGGGATGCAGCAGAAAAAGATAAAATGCTTTCAGACTTTCCAGAAGAAGATAGGGAAGTTTTTAAGGAAATGAACTACAGTCAATTAAAGGTGGTTCATAATAAATTAATTTCAAAACCAAATAATGTACCGAATGTGGATTCCACTCCAGCCTCGGCTTATCAAGGATATGCTTCACTTAAAGAAGCTGCTCAAGATAAGGCTGCTGGAAAGATAAATGGTTCGACCTATGAGAAAATCAAAGAAGCCTTTACATCTAAGTTCAATTAATCATAATCCTACTACTGGATTTGATACTGGGAGCGTAGCTAGTGCTGTTACTAAAGATGGTGAGCATATCTATGTTTCTAATGGTGAAAAGATCCCTTATGAGGATGGATTTAGAATTTCTGTAGGTCAAGAGAAAGTTCCACTATGTAAGGAATTAGTATCAACCTTTAACCATATATCTCAAGAAAAATGGGATGCAATATTCGGCAAAAAGGAGTAAAAAATGGCAGCTGGTGATAGCGGATTATTTGCTGGTGGTTTATTAGAAGTAATAGAATCAGAAGCAATAATCAAATTTTCAGAAGCAAATGTGACTATGCCTTTGGTAACTGTAAAAGGACATCCAAAAGCAGACCAAGTAACATTTATAGCTTATAACACAGGATCAAACACCTTAACAAGTGCAGATGTAGCAGCAACAGCAGAAAATACTGTTACGCCTTCTACAAGTCTGAATACAGACAAGAAAACTGCAACGCTAGATATGTATTCAGTAATGATACCTATGTATGATGAGGCTCAATTATCTAATGCAGATGATATAGCTACTAATGTAGGTGCATTAGTTGGTAATGCTATGGCAGCAAAAGCTGATGCTTTATTAAATGCAACATTTGATGGATTTAGTAATGCAGTTGGTGCAGCCGATGCAGCCCTTACTGTTGATAATCTATTTGCAGCCTTATCAAACTTAAAGCAGAATTCTTCGATTGGTCAGCCACAAGCTGTATTAGATCCAAGACAAATCTGGGGAACTTATGGAGTTCATAATGACCTAGTAACTGCTGCACAGTTTGCTGGTTCTGGCGTACAGGATGAAGGTGCAAGAACTGGATTTGTAAGTCAAATTGCTGGTATTAATATCCATTCATCACCAGAGTTTACAGTTGCATCAAGTGCTGTTAAAGGCGGTGTATTTGTACAAGGTGCATTAGGTATGGGTTATGCTGGTGAAATGATTAGAACAGAAGTCTATCGTGAAGGTTCATATCTTCGTGATAACATCATTGGCTCTGGTTTCTGGGGAGTTACAGAAATCGTAGATGGCTGGGGTGTTGAAGTTCTAAGTCAAGTAGCTTAATCTAAGATAAAAAGAATGGGGCGGTTAATTCCGCCCTGTTTAAATAGGAAAATATTATGGCAGTAGGCACAAAGAAAAGTTTTAATGGGTTATTAAGGGAGTATTTTAGCGATGTAGCTGGGATCACATCTGGATCTAAAAGTCTTAACGATTCTGTTAGGTTAGGATTACAGGCATTAGGTTATTCTGGATCTATCAATAATATGTTAAAACAATGGGCTAACAGTCAAGGCGGTGCTGGTACAAGTATTAATACAGCATTAAGAAAAGCCTTTGCAGATATGCAAGGTGAAACAGGAGTTTCAATCGGTGGAATGGCGGATGAATATCTAGGCAATATAAACTGGAACTCTATACTAACAAAATTTGAAGATGAAGATCGTAAATGGAACTTCATTGATTAAACCATACAGAAATGCTGTATAAATAATCTCATGGAAAGGAGAATACAATGGCAAGTTTAACAGGTGCAAGTATAGCGAGTAGTTACACCTCGCTTTTAAAATTAAATGGCAATACAGACACATTAGTAGCTGGGAATAACAGTAATGCAATTCAAGTAGTAGATGGAGATGGAACTGCCTCTCCACTATACCTAAATACAGATAGGCTTGGAATTGGTGGTCAGCCATCAGTTAAATTGCAAATTGAAGAGTCTACTAATGGAGCAGATATTCAATTTAATATGAGGGCATTAAATGATGGTGGTGCTGGAAGGACTACTGCTATAAAATATGATCCAGATGCAAGAAAAATGCACTTTGGTGAAGATTTCACTAATTTAGTTTTAGATACAAGTAATGTTAGAGTTGGAATTGGAACTGATTCTCCAGATGGGAAAATGCACATATTTAGTAATAGTGCTGGTAGTATGACTCCTAATAGTGAAGCAGATAATCTTATAATAGAAGATTCAGCAACCCCCGGTATGTCAATCTTATTTCCAAATAATAGTAAGGGAACTATTGCATTTGGACATCCTAGCGATGACGATGCTTACACTATTATAGCAGATGCAAATAATGGTCGCATGACTTTTTCGGCTAAACACGCCTCTGATGTTATGAGATTTTCTGTTGCTGGTGCAAACAGAGCAATTCTAGATGCCAACTCTCGCATTTCATTAAGTAATAATGATGGTGGTACTTCTAATACAGTCTTTGGAAGTATTGCTGGAGATGACTTAGCAAGTGGTGGAAATTTTAATTCTTTTTTTGGACATAATACTGGTCACGCAGTAACAACTGGAGATTATAATACTGCAATCGGTTTAAATGCTTTAGATGGTGCAACAGTTCCAGATAGAGTAACTGCAATAGGAACTGCATCTATGAGAGGAGCAGTAACAGCAGATGCAATAGGTTCTGTTGGCGTTGGTTATGCAAGTTTAAATAACCTTGCATCTGGCTCTGGGAATGTAGCCATTGGTTATCAATCTGGATTGTATCTTACAACTGGTGGTAGCAATACTTTGATGGGTTTTGAAGCTGGTTTAGGAGCAAGTGGTCAAAATCATTCTGAAACAACAGCTATTGGATATAGAGCTGGTTATAGTCTTACAACTGGAGCAAGCAATACTTTTGTCGGTAGGCAATCTGGTTTAACTTTAACTACTGGACACAATAATGTGGGTGTAGGAAATAATGCTTTAGCAGTATCTACTGATGTTGGCTATGCTGTAGCCGTAGGTAATAATGCTATGAGTGGTGCAAATGTAACTGCTGCTGCTGATGGAAGCGTTGCAGTTGGGGGAGACGCACTAAAGGCTCTTACAACTGGAGAAAGAAATACAGCTATTGGATATGGGTCATTAGATGCAGAGGATGCTGGAAGCAATAATACAGCAGTGGGATATGAAGCTTTAACTGCACAAAATAATGATAATGGAGCTAATACAGCAGTAGGCATGAGAGCTGGTTTAGCAGTTTCAACTGGATATTCTAATACTTTACTTGGCTCTGGCTCTGGAGCGTCTTTGCAAGGTGGTTATCAAAATACTTATGTGGGTAGAGATGCTGATGGTGCAAATGATAGAATCAATAGTACAGCAGTAGGATTTGGAACAACAGCACAAGCAAATAATTCAGTAACATTAGGAAATGCTAGTGTAGATGCAGTTTATATGGCTCAAGATAAAGGAGCAAAAATTTATGCTGGTAATGCTCAATTCGCGGCTCCAGATAATTCAGGGCATTTAATTGTTGACTTATGGGCTGATAGAGGAGATGAAAATGCTGATAAATGGAGAATTGAAATTGAAGATAGTGCAGACTTCACTATTGAAAGTTTTACAAGTGGAAGTTGGGTTGAAAAATTAGCTATTGCAAATGATGGTACATTTACTGGAAGTAGTTCAAATGATATATCTGATGAAAGGTTAAAAGAAAATATTAAAAATATTACTGGTGGTTTAGATGCTATAAATAAATTGCAAGGTAGAACTTTTAACTGGAAAAAATCTGCTGATATGAACACTCGCACAAATTATGGTTTAATTGCTCAAGAAGTAGAAAAAGTAATACCAGAATTAATATATGAAAAAGGTGGTATTAGAGAATTAACACCAGAGGTATTATATAGCGAAAAAGATACTATCCCAAGTAATAAAAAAATAGGCGATGTAAAAGAAAAAGCGACATATTATAAATCACTTAACACTAGTGGACTAGTTCCAGTTTTAATTGAAGCAGTTAAAGAGCTATCAGCAAAAGTAACAGAATTAGAAAACAAACTTAAATAGGAGAATCAGAATGAACTGGTCAGAATACAAAGCAAAAAAAGGTAAAACAGCCGACTTTGCAAATAAAGAAGTAGTAACTAAAAAAGCTGTTAAAGAGGTTAAAGACTCTGATGGTGTAGTAGTAAGAAAAGCAGAAGCAGAAGAAAAGAGAGCATACATAGCTATGGTTCAAAAGGCTTGGAATCCATCAACTGGAGAACAGCTAGATGACCAAGAGCGTGAATACTCATTATCTGATTTAGAGCGTGAAAAGAAAAGATATGATGATGAGATGAAAAGAGCCAAAGCACAGAGTGATGGATTAGCAGAGGCTATAGCAGACTTTAAAAAACTTTAAATAACAACAGGAGTTAATAATGGCAAAAAAAGAAAAAGAAATGCCTAAAGAAGCGATTGTGAATTTATTTGGTAAAGATTACAAAGAATCTGAATTGAATGATGAACAAAAAGTAATGATTAATCATGTAGCTGATTTAGATAGAAAGATTAATTCAAGTGAGTTCAATCTTACCCAGTTAAGATTCGGAAAACAAGCCTTCCTAGATGCTTTAAAAGTAAGCCTAGACAAAGATGAAGAAGAAAAAGAAAAGTAATCAATCCACAAGTTATAATATCCCTATAAAGTTTGTCTTTGTGGGGATGTTATTAACTAGCTGCGAAGGCTGGTCGGTTATGGGTTATGCTTTGGATGAATCACAAGAAGAACAAAAAAGTGAATGAAGGGGCTAGAAGCTATAAGGGAGAAATTATCGGTGACTCTATGTCAGTTACGATCAATTTTAAATGGCTTATTCAGCTTTGTATTCTGGTTGGCGGTCTAGTCTATGGATATTGGCAAATTGAAACTAGGATTAAAACACTTGAAAATGAAATGGTATCAGCTAGTAGTCAGATTCGGAGTTTACTTGATAAACACATGGAAGCAGAAAGAGAGGAACGATTAATGCTGGAAAAAGAAGTCGGATCTCTAAAGAAAAAATTAGGAAAAGTTAATCCCTTTAATTGGAGAGGCAAATAGATGGATTTTATGGCTGTTTATGCGGAAGCTGGTATGATTGGTGTAGTTGGGTTTATGTTTGTTTATTTAGTTATTACAATGTCTAAGAAATCAGAAAAACAGCAAGAATCATTAAAAAATTTAGAAATAGAAAATAAAGGGCAATCAGAAACCATAGCAAATATGGAAGGCATGATTATAAAGCTGATAGGAAGGTGGAATGAATCTGATTCAGTTAGAGATCGTAGATATGAGCAAACTATAGAAGCTATGTCAGATATGGAAAAGCAACTTTCACGAATGGATGGCATTATGTCTCGCATGAATGGGAATGGTAAATGATAACACTTCAATTTATTATTAATGATTTAACAATCGAGGAGTTAGAACAAATGACTATTTTTTTCTGGGAAAATAGGACAGTAAATCCAAATATATTAATGGCAGAAGCATAATGATTGTGGTTCTAATATTATGTTTGATGTTTGTCTCAATATTATTAATGACAAATCAAGCCGATGGATAGCTTAAAAGTATCTGGAACAAGTTTTGCAAGTCAAGTTATAGTATTTATGGATATGCTCCCCTACTTCTTAGGAATTGCTATAGCTGTTATGAATATAATTTATCTTTATTATAAAATAAGAAATGAAAAGGAGTCGTAAATGTTTGGAAAAGTAGTCGCTGATTTTATCCTAGATGATGCAGTAAAAAAGGATATTGTCGCTCAAGTCAATAAGTCTGTAAACATTCCAATGATAAACGAGAAAACAGAAGCTAAGATATTTGAGGCTCTCTGGGAAATATTCAAAATGGCAATTAAAAAGAAATTAGGAGTTTAATTAATGACACATTCAATAGTAGTTCTATTAACCATGTCTGCTTTAAGCGGTGAGCCTTTAGACACAAATGATAAGCACTTAGACCAGTATGCTATGCTGGAAGATGTCAAAAAGAAAAAGAAAAAAGGTAAGAAGATCGGTGGATCTAAAGGCAAGAAATCAAAGAAAGGTTTTTTCTCTAAGATATTTGGTTCTAAGTAGTGGCTAAAGATCCCAGATTAAAAAGATTTAGATTAACTGGTTACAATAAGCCAAAGCGAACACCTAATCATCCTACTAAGTCTCATGTAGTATTAGCAAAGAAAGGCTCTAGAGTAAAGTTAATCAGATTTGGACAACAGGGAGCAAAGACTGCTGGAAAACCTAAGAAAAGTGATTCGGCATCTATGAGAGCAAAGCGGAGAAGTTTTAAAGCCAGACACGCTAAGAATATTGCTAAAGGAAAAATGTCTGGTGCATATTGGAGCAATAAAGTAAAATGGTAAAAAAAGTAAAAGGCGTTAGTTTAAATGGTCTTAATAAAAGACAAATAACTGCAATCCGCAGACATTCTAAACACCATACAGCAAAGCATTTAAGATCAATGATTACCGCTATGAGGAAAGGTAGAACATTCACTCAATCGCATAAGTCTGCTATGAAAAAGGTAGGAAAATGAAAAAAAGAAAAAAGTCAACTGTCAACAAAGCTGGTAATTATACTAAGCCTTCTATGAGAAAAAGACTTTTTAATAAAATCAAAGCTAGTTCAAAAGGTGGAAAAGCTGGACAATGGAGTGGTAGAAAAGCACAAATGTTAGCTAGAGCATATAAAAAAGCTGGTGGAGGTTATAAATAATGGCTCTTAAAAAATCTCAAAAAAGTTTGAAAAAATGGACTTCTCAAAAATGGGATTATATTACTAAAGGCGATAAGAAAAAACCGAAAAGAAAAAGAGGACGTTATTTACCATCTGGGGTAAGAAAAACATTAACCGCTAGTCAAAAGGCTTATGAAAATAGAAAAAAAAGAAAAGCAACTAAAGCTGGTAAACAATTTGCAAAATATAGTAAATCGACAAGAAAAAAAGTAAGGAGAATCAGATAATGCCATACGGAAAAGGTACATACGGATCTAAAAAAGGTAGACCTAAAAAAAGAAAGATGAAGCGAATTAAGAAAAAGAAATAATGTACAAATTCGGAAAACGCTCAAGAGAACGCTTAAAAGGTGTAGACACTAGAATAATCAATGTTCTTAATGAACTAATTAAGATGATGGATGTAACTATTATAGAAGGTGTTAGGACTAAGGAAAGACAAGCTGAACTCTTGAAGCAAGGGGCTACAAAAGTTAAATATTCTAAGCACATGGAAGGTAAGGCTGTTGACCTTGCTCCCTATCCAATAGACTGGGAAAACAGAGATGGTTTTTATTATATGGGTGGGATGATTAGAGGCATAGCAAAGCAATTAGGTTTAAAAATTAGATTTGGTGGAGACTGGGATTCTGATGGAGACACTAAAGATAATAACTTTGATGACCTAGTACATATCGAGATCCTAGATTGATGTTTTTACATTGTCCTATTAAAGATAAAGAATGTGGCTTTTGTGGCTCATATAGGGGTGTTATTCATTGTGGAATTGCTAAAAACGATACTCGTATCGTCTCATTAACAAAGTGTCCATATAAGCCAAGAAAAAGAAAATGAAAAATAAACTGCAAAAAGCTATGGATAATGAATTTTCAAAAGATGATCCATTTCACAATTTAGATACTGCAATCGCCCTAGCTAATCAATTAAAAGTGATAGATGTGGTTTCTCCAGATGGAAAGACGATTCACATAATAGCAGAAATTATTAATAGACTTCAAAACGCTGAATTTGAAGTTATAGATTATGGAGATTTTCAAGCATGAGCGAATTTAC